TAACTACATTTGATGTTCCTGCACTAATACCCTGCTTGTATGCAGCGTCTACAATGCTTTCAATGTTGTCAATTAAAGTACGGTGTACATTTAATTTTGCAAAGTCCCAATTGCCTGAGTCGTCTACGTATTGGTCGAAGTATTCGTCCAAACTCGCTTGGCTTTGTTTCAAAGAAGACTTGTACGAGTCTGTCAATCCGAAAGAGAAAGTATCATCCTTTCCTACGCTAAATTCAAGCGCTTCCATATCGTCAACCTGTGCACTCATCTGACTAATCCACTCAGCCGTAATAGGCGATTCAATTTCCGCAGGTTCTTCAGATGCTGTCTCCTTAGCGATAGGGGCTTTGTAAGACTCGCGCAATCCTTCTAATTCCTTACGGGCATTTCGGGCATCCATCGACAACTGCAACTTACCTAATCGTGCATCCTGCTCTCCGTGTACATCTTCGTCCAACTTGTACTTGTTGTCAAGTAGTAAGTCAGCGTCAGAGTCTGACAGGTCAGGATACTGTTGCTTTAGTTGTTGGCGCATTACCGTGATGTCATCCATTTCGGATGGGTTCATCGCTTGGTAAGTAAACCAATCTTGCGGGTCACGACCCGTCTCAGCAACAAAGTCTGCAATAGCCTTAACACGTGGGTCAAGTTCAGTTGCTTCTGTCTGCGTATTTAGTCTCTCTAACAATGAATCTTTAGACAGTCCGTCGAAGCCAAGCATTTCGCCTACGGCTTGGAACAGCATATCCTCATACTCCTCATCAGAGATGTTATCTTCCTCGGTATCGTTGCTATAAGACTCCTCGTAAGAATCGTCTTTAAGAAGTTCCTTTTCAATTTCATCTAAAGGTTCTTCTGCAACCTCCACCTCAGTAGATGGTGTTTCTTCATTTTCAAGAACGTCAGTCTCTTCAACATTCTCAACAGCCTCTTCGGTCTGTTCAGTCTGTTCGGTAGACTCTACCTGCTCTTCGTTTGTCGCTTCTTCACCTGTTAAAAAACTTGGTGGCGTACTACTTAGGTTAATACCTAATTCTTCCGCAGCGCTTTCAAATTCGTTAGCCATAATTAAATAGAATTAGTTTCTCTTGCAAAGATAGTAAAAATTATTTTCTTTATTCTAATTTACAGAAGGTACTTGTTTTTTACAAGAAGAATCCGTATCTTTGAATTGTTACTAATCATAATATATTATCAAAATGAAGAATTTGTTATATACTCTATTTCTAATCTGTATTTGTTTTGTTGAGAGTAATGGTGGTATAGAGAACAATATATCGTATGATGTTGCGCCCACGGATTCTGTGTGGTACACGGTAATAAACGCTTGGGAATCTGAAGTGACTAAAGAGCAATACGACTTAATGGATTACTTTACGTTAGAAAGAGCGGACTCAATTTGGTTAGAGTACGAAGATGGATGGGAAGCGTTGTTTATCACTAATGCAATGTTTGATACCATTTTGGTACACGAGGTTAGCCCTGAAGGTAGAGTAGGATATCAATTTTTAATTTGGACTGAGGAATGAGAAATGTTACACTAAAGGAAGACAAACCTAAGAAAAAGCGTAAAGGAGTTCACGCAAAGTCAAAGAACTCTAAAAGCAAAAACAGCAAGAACTATGTCAAGCGAAGTAGAGGACAGGGATAAAATCTTACAAGAGCGTTACGCAAGTATGAGCAACGCAAGACTCGAGGGAGAAACTTTTGAGGAGTACAAAGAAAGACGCAGGGCGACAAACGCAATGCTAAAGCAATATCTTAAAGGCAGACGACTATGAGGAATATCAAAGAAGTAATCATCCATTGTTCAGCAACAGTTGAAGGAAAAGACTTTGATGTTAACGACATTGACCGTTGGCATCGAGATAGAGGGTGGAATGGGTGTGGATACCACTATGTAATTAAGTTAGATGGTACTATCCAAGCAGGTAGACCGCTTGACAAAATTGGCGCTCACACAAAAGGAAGAAACCAAGGTAGCATCGGTATTTGTTATATCGGTGGTGTAGATGAAAACATTGACGCTAAAGACACAAGGACAGAAGCACAGAAGATTTCAATGCAACGTTTAGTATCTGCTATTAATGTTTTGTTTGGTGGAAATATCAAGGTGTATGGACACCGAGAGTTTGCGAGAAAGGCTTGTCCCTCGTTTGAGGTCAAGGATGAGTTCTCAGCATATAGATAACAAGAAAGGGGCATCGCCCCTTTTTTTTATGACAGGGGTCCGCGGTCTAAGTTGTGGATATCACCCTGTAGTGGATTAATAAGCATTGGTGGAGCAACAATCCTGCTACCTATATTCGCTGTTCTTTTAAAGATTCTACCGATGGCTTTCATTCTTGGGCTTTGAGCGGCGCTTTTCATTAGGTTGAATGCAGGGCTTGTTCTAATAGCACGAGTTATGTCGCTAACCCTGACGCTACTTGAAGCATCATCTGCTATATTTGTAGCAATCTCCCCAAAACCTTTTGCTTTCTCGGCAGTAGGTATTTGATTCTTAAACCCTATTAGTGGTTTAGCAGTAACAGTAACCTCGGGAATCATAGTAGTATTCTCAGGTATACCTTGGCTAACCTCTTCTACGTACTTTTTACGGGCAACGTCAATTTTAGCCTTTTGTTTCTGTTTGTTTCTCCTAATCATCTGCTTTTGCAGTTTAGGATTTTTTGTACCCTTGCTCATCGTCTAAACCTTCTAACTAATTCAGCAATCTTTTTTGGTTGCTTTACAAACTGCTTACCCTTTTTGTTTCCTTTGGCTTTTGCTCTATTTGTGGCTGCTTTCTGAGCAGGGGTCAATGCAGCCCAAGCCGCAGCAGGTAAATACCTTTTCTTACCCTCAGACTTAGAGCCATCAGATGTAGTCCAACGCTGTGCTGTCCATTTGCGTAGTGAACGCTGTGATTTTGAAAGAGCCATTAGTTTGTATAGCCTCCGCCGTTCTTCTTGTACAGCGAAGCAAGTAGTTGTGCTTTACGAGCAGACCATTGTCCTGCACGACCACCCTTAGTACCCGCCTTAATTCTTTCAAACAGTCTTTTACGCATAGCAGGTTTTGTGTAGTTACCTGCTTCGTTTACCTTAGACTTAGCCTTACCACCTTTGTCGAACTTAGCATACATATGCGTGTTTCCTTCTTTATCTTTAGTAAACTTGTATTCAGCATTAGTGTGCTTACCGTGATGTTCGGCTTTTTTAGCCATTAATACGTTTGAATTTTTAGAGGATGCTATTTTTTCATAGCCTTCAAAACCGCCTTCTACCTTACCGCCGCCCTTAAATGTTTTGTATCCATTCTTTTCACGGGCAGACTTGAGTTTTTTACGAGCAGAATCTGCGCTAATCATCTTACCACCAAACTCGAACTTGGGTTTGTTGTCGTTTTTTTTGTACGGGTCTTCGTGACCATAGCCCTGCTTAGCAAGACGCAAGTGGTCTTTCATAGTATTAGCCTTGACAGACTTCTTACCCTTGTACATCATATGTGGTTTGAACTTGTTAGACATTATTTCTTTGCTCTGTTTTTAGACTTGGTAATTACACGTAGGTTACCCATACTGTTGTTCATAGGGTTTCCGTCTACGTGGTCTACATCCATACCGTCGTTAGGAGAAACACGTCCCTTACTTTGCAGTTTGCGACGCGCTCTCATACGACTTGCGATTTTATGAAGATTAAGTCCGTTATATGCTTTGTCGTACTTTTTCTTCTTATCACGAGCCTTTTTATTATTCTTGTAATATAAGGCTGTTTTCTTCATTACTTTTTCTTAGGTAGTTTACCACCCACGAAGTATCTCTTACCTCTATTACTTTTTACAGTAACACCTGCTTTAGCGGCACGTGATGTAAGAGCGCCTTCTTCGTCTCTTCCCACTTCGCCTACTCCTTGAACTTGCTTAGAACTTCTAATTCTTTGAGCGCGTCCTGCGTCTCCTGATTGTTCAGCGCCACGAGCATTTTTCTCTTTGAATGTGTCGCTTTGAATTTGAGCGGCTTCTTTTTTAGCCAATTCTCTCAGACGCTTTAACTCTTCCATCATAGCGGCTTTTTTTTCAGGGTCTTTTTCTGCTCTAATTTGAGCCTTCAAAGCCTCGATACGTGCAGGATAAGTTTTTTTGGTGTTGGTCATTTTACCACCTTCGTTATACTTAATCTTCATTATTTCTTATGATTTAAGATTTCGTTGATTGTTTTTAACTTTATATTTTCCGCTTCCAAGTCAGAGACACGTTCGCCCATAGACTTGATTTCAGCGCGGAGTGTAGCATTCTCCATTTTGAGGTCTACAATTTCCTTCATTAACTCTTCGTGCTTCAGTTCTAATCCTTTGTACGCGACTAATAAATCTTCTGCTCTTTCTTGCAACAGTTTAATGGTTTCATCTTTAGCGACGAGTACATTGTCAGACTTGTCAGACTTGTGTCTGTATACCTTCCAATAGTAGTCAAACGCCTTTGTCGATGTGATACCAACCACCAAAGCGGTCAATGCAGAAAACATATTATCCATTACCACTTTACTTTATTAGCCCAATACGCCGCAGATAGTTTACCTTTTGCGATATTTCTTCTGTGACGCGCTTTGAACGATGCACGTTTCTTTTTCATTCTGTCAGACTCACCTGCTTTAGGCTTACCTGCTGTAGACGCTCCTTGCTCACCGAAACGGATTAGTTTTGTCGTGCTGCCCTCCTTAGCCAAAACGATGTGTGACTTTTTAGGGTGCTGAGGTGTACGCTTAGGTTTGTTTACCCCCGCTAATCTATGTTTCTTGAGTAGGTTTTTTATTCTGTTGTCCATAGATGCAAAGATACATAAAAAAAAGAAAAGGGGAGCAAAGCCCCCCTTCGTATTCTAAGTGTAAAAACCACTAACCACAAAATCCACTTAGATTATTCTTTATCAGGTTCAATTAGTTCACCTGTCTCTACGTTAATGTTAACGTTACCGTACTTTTCCATAAGTGTAGACTGCAATGCAGAAAGTTCCGATTGCACATTCTTCAACAAACTATTAGCCTCGCTAAACTGAAACTGAGCCTCAGCCAACTGACGCGCAAGAGAGTTGAATCTACCCTCATTAGTACGCAATGATTCGATAGCCTTTACAAGACTTTCGTGTTCCTTCTTTGTTAGTTTTTTTGCTTTAGCCATAACTAAATTAAATTTTAATGCTATGTAACTAATATACCGAAGGTATATTTAAAAAACAAGTTAATATGCTGTTCTTGTGGCACTGTTTGTAGAAACCGCAGGGAAAAGACCCGCAGAGTCTGCTGTATCAGAATCAAATGTAAATTCAGTAGCCAATCCTGTGCTAAACGAATTTGCAGAGTCCGCTACTGTTCCTGAGTTGTACAAAGCAGAAACGTTAGAGGCAGACAAAGCAGAAGTAAATATCTTAACCTCATCTATATCTCCAACAAATCCACCCGCAGTTGTAGTCGGATTGTGGTTGTTGTTACCCAAGGTAATATAATTTACCGCTCTTGTTGTTCTTGCTCCCGAACCTGCGCCTGAAGGCGACGTTACCTCTGTTGCATTCCAATAAAATGTAAAAGCATTTGCAGGTGTAGACTGAGAGGCATCGTACACAACAGTAAGCAAACAGAATCCATCGGAGTTTACGTTACCTCTATTTGTGCTTGACCAAAGTGTAGAGGCGCTTGTACCCAACCCCATAGAAGAGTTGTTTGCCTCTATTTCGTAGTTAAGAGTAAAGTTAACAGAGTTAGTTCTAAAACGTATAACAAACCTGTTACCGTTTTTATCGTATTGCAAGAAAAACCTATCTGTTGAAGTGGTATTGTTGGTAGACATATCCCAAAGAATTTGGTTTTGTTGTGCTGCTGCTGTAGCATCTTGTCTAACCCACATGGATATAGTTAGGTCTTGACTTGAACTCAAATTAAATGGAGATGTAAATGCAGATTTTTTTAACGCATTACCCCTAACGTAACTCAAGTGATGAGAGTTAGTGTAAGATGATGCGCTATGGTCGTATCCATACCATTCGCTAATTTGATGGGGTTCGGTGTTATTTGGATACAAAGCAGACGCTGTGTTTATTGTAGCATACGTTCCTGCAACCGCGTTTGCAAAACTAAACGTGGAAGAGGCGGTCTGCCCTATTTCTGATTGTATCTCAGAAACTTTTATTTGACCTGACGATTGTAGAGCCATTATAGTCTGTTTTCTAAGTCGATTACCCTTTCCTCTAACTGAGCAATAATGTCCTGTTGTTCTTTGTTAGACTCAATAAGTAGTGCAATTAGTTTTTCGTAATCTACGGTTTTATATGATGTAGAACTATCATCTAAACCACCTACCAATATAAGTTCCTTTTCGCGGACAATTGAAGGCACTACAGACTCAACCTCTTGTGCAATTAAACCTATCTCACGCTGCCCCTTACGGCTTCCCTTGCTCCAAGTGTACTCTACCCCCCTGAGTTGAGAAACCTTTTCAGAAGCGTTTTCAATAGTTTCTACGTCCTCTTTTAGACGCGCATCAGATATAGTAGAAGAATATGCAATAATATCTCCATCGCAATGTAACTCAGGTGCGCCGTCATTACGGAATGCACCTGCAATAGCGCCGTTAACAAAAAAGTCCATACGAGTACCTGAACCCGCATCAAACTGAATGTAGTCGTTTGCACTGCTACCTACATAGGTAACGTCTCCGCGAAGGTCAGACTCCAAAGAAAATACCGTACCCGTTAAGTCGAGTCCTGCACCTGCTGTGTAGGTAGTATTTGTGTTTGTTGCGTTAATTGTAGTTCCTGTAATCGTAAGGTTGCTACCCGCTGTAAGCCAAGCGAATGCACCTGCCGAGTCATCCCAAAATGCGATTCTATCAGCGTTAGGGTCTGCAAGACTTTGAAGCCCTAAGTGCTTTAATTGAATGTCAAATTCACCCGCACCGTTGTTTGAAACATAAATACCATTAGACCCTGCAATTGTAACTGTTCCGCCGTCAGCAACAGCATTACTTGTACCAAAGCCGTCAGCGACATTAAACTCGCTAAACGGGTAGGTAACAGCCGCAGAAGTAAGACCTGTAACGTGACCATTACTGTCCAATGTTACGTCCTGTATATATGTATTGCCTGAGTTGTTTACACTTGATGCCGCTGTAATGTTAGGGTGCGCTGTTAGATATCTACCATCAAGGTTTACGGTTACCGCAGTCTGATTCTGAACCGTTAAGGTTACGACACCTGTTGTGGTGTTAAACGCAGCCGCGGTTACATAGTCGTTTGTATCTGTAGTACCTGAAGGTAGGTCTACCCAAGTTACAGTACCTGAGCCATTAGTCTGTAGAATCTGATTAGCAGAGCCGTCAGATAACGGTAGTGTAAAGTTAGGGGAAGACCCAACCTCGATGTTTTTTAGGAATTTCATAGATATCTAATTGTACTGCAAATATACAAAAAAAGAAGGCGATGCACAAGCACCGCCCTCTATGTATAGTAAACAAGTTATTTATTATGCAATAACGCGCAACATAACTTTGTAATCCTGAGTTGCAGATGGAGCAGACCCAAAAGCAATTGTGATTGTGTTGTCACCATCTCTCTCTACATCTGCGTAAACAGTCTCGTAAGTAGCGCCTGTACCGTTATTACCGAAATCAACAACTTCAGCCATAACCATTCGTGTACCAAAGTTGTGAGTTAAACTAAACGAGGTAGTTGTAGCATCACCTGAAATAGTAAATACTGCTTCACGGTCAGCACGGAATCGTTCAACACCCTCGGGGGTAACAACAAGAGAACTGCTTGTTCCTGCCGAAGCCTCTGACGTAGTAGCGAGTTCAACACCACCTACAACAGTTGTAGTCGCGTTTGGTAGAACATAGTTGTTTGCATCAGTAGCACCCGTGTAGCCAAGGTCAGCAAGAGTTACAGTACGAGTAGATACTGCGGTAGTGTGACCCAAGGTATTAACGGTAACACCATCAACAACTGTTGCGCCTGTTCCTGAAGCGTTGATTGCAGTCTGAGTTGGGTGAGCGTAGTTGTTAGCAGTAGTGCTAATTGTCAATGTTCCTGCGCTTTCCGCTACAGAGATAAGACCTGAGCCTGTAACTGTAATTGTATCTCCATTGGTAATTGCAGTAGAGTTAGTTCCGTCAGAAACATTGAACTCATCCATAGCACCTGTTCCTGCGCCAATGTCAGAAAGAACCTCAGCACCTGTACGGAAATCTACATTACCTGTAGCATCCAATACAAGGAACTTGTCTGTATCGACACCTGCGTTGACAACAGAATCCAATTGAAGAGTTCCGTCAACTTCAAGAGCGCCTGTACGAACAGCAGCAGTACCCGCAAGAGTCAACTCATTGTCAGCACCTGCTTCAACAGTTGTACCAAATACGAACTCGTCAGCAGACTCGTCCCAAATCATCGCTACATTAGTAGAAGTTCCGCGCTCCACTAATAGACCTGCATCTTCAGATGGAGTTCCTGTGAATCCGTGGTTAAGAACGAATAGACTATCTTCTACACGAACCTCTTCAGCGAGAGTTACAATGTGGTTACCCGAAACGGTCAAGTCACCGTTTACAGTCAAATCACCAACTGTAACCGCGTTAGTAGTAGTAGCACCACGACCTGTTACGCTGTCAAGAGTATCAGACTCAGACTGAAGGTAGCGACCATCCAAAGAAACAGAAGCACCTGCATTACCAACACCCGTTAGATTTAGCGTTCCTGAAGTAAATGTAGCACCACTAATGTAGTCAATATCATTGCTGTCATTAGCGGTAAATGTAATTGTATCAGTAGTTGCATTAGTAGTAATTGTCATATTACTTCCTGCAGCAAACGTCAATGTATCATCAGTAGCATCTGCAACTACACTTGTTTGACCTGAAACAGCAATAGTTTTAAAACCTGCGTCCTCGTCGCCAATCAATAAGTAGCGACCATCTAATGACACACTTGCACCTGCGTTACCAACACCTGTAAGGTTAAGAGTACCACTTGCAAAAGATGCTGCGTTTACATAATCAATGTCGTTGCTATCAGAAGCAGCGATTGTAATTACGTCACCTGATTCGCTAATAGTAACGTTAGAGCCACCCGCGATTTCGATACTGTCAGTACCTGAGCCTGAGCCACCTGCGGTCAAGACAATAGTAGATGAGTTTGCAGCACCCGCACCAACACTAACAGAATAAGTAGTATCCGTGTTAGTTACAGTTTCAGTAGATGTGCTAATAGTTTGTACGTGCCCATAAGTATCGAATGTGATACCGTCTACGTAAGTACGAGACGAGGCAGTAAGGTCAGAAACAGACGAAGTGTCTGCGTGAGCGATAGTTGGGTTAGTCGCTGTACCGCCAACAACGATAGATGAATCACCCGCCGTTACGGATGCAACCGCAGAAGTACCTGTAGCCAATTGCTCCCAACTCGTTGCAGCAGCACCATCATTGTAGAATAGAGCGTCAAGCGTAGTTGAGTAGACAATCTGACCTTCCGTACCACTAAGGTTTCCGTCGGGGTTACCTGCATAGTTATGAATTACAGCGTTCTGCAACTCATTGCTTTGCAAGTCAAGATTGTTTAAGAATTTCATTTGCAAAAAGTTTATGTTATATAACTATCTGCAAAGATAAGAAAATTAGTTGAAGTAAGCCTTCCCTGAGAATTGACCGCGTACAATTAGTTTTACACTGTCATCGTCAATATATTCGACATCAGGGTACTGAGTCTGATTAAATGAGTCTACGATAGTTACAGAAGGCTTTTTCTTTAGGTTGTGCGTAATAGTAGTTTCCCACTCGCTACCGTTTGCAGTCCAATCGTTAACGTTAATAGTAGCGGTAAAATGCTTGTCTGATGCTGCGGCTACACCTACAATAGACTGACGGTCAACAATAGAAATCTGACTCGGAGAGTTCTGAGATACAGAAATAGACTGAGTAGGTTGCGTTACGGAAACGCTGTTACCTTTTGAGGGTACAGTTATGTTAGCAGTTATAGCCATCTGACTATTAGAGAGTTACGTCGTCAATAATTGTAAAAAGTCCGTAGAACCAAGTTGTTCTAACGCTATTGCCGTCGGTAGCCTGAAGGTCATACACAAAAGTACCCGACTCTACAGCAGCCATATCCGTGTAGGACTTTGTCGCTGTCAATACTCCCTCGGGTGTTCCGCTAAAGTCCGCCATTAAAAACTCAAGTACAGGAGTACCTGTATCCTCATCGGTAGGACGTACATCAAGATTGAAATCGACATACTCGTCTAAGTTCAATCCTGCACCTGTAGAATCCTTGATTGTAATTACCAACTCGAACGTATCGCCCTTTCTGCAGGTGATGTCAAGTCTTTGTGCTATATCTAAATTTGCTTTCAACGCCATAATGCAAAGGTACGAAAAATTACGTTATTATAATCCGCTAATACTAACAGTCTCAATGTCGGAAGACTGCATTCCAACAAAGTCTAATCTTCCGTTGGAGTTATCTGCGGGTTGTGCTTGATTGCGGATGTTATTATTAAACGAGTCATTAGTACCGTCACCCATAAGCCATATTTGAGTAGAACTACCTGAAGAGCCATCTCCTTTTGAGAAGTTAAAAGAAGTATTACTTGAACTCCACGGTAGTCTAAACGTCTGACCTATCTTGTAATCTGTCATCCATTGCATAGGGTTTACAATCATTTCTTCAATCTCTGCTGACGAAGGCATAAGTACGTTATTTTTCAACGTGGTAACAACCATACTCGCAACTTTACCGTGAAAGTTTCTGTTTGTTCCACGACCACCAATAGTAAAAGACCCAACTGTACCTGCCTGAAACTGTCTGTCCATTCTACCACCTGTGGAAACCCAATCAGAAGATGTAGACAGATTAGTTCCTGAACCCGAGGTAAAACTATCGCTTGAACCCATTAAACGAATGTCAAATGCAGCGGCTAAGTTAGCAGCAGTAGCATCTGTTCCGCTTAGGCGAGTACCGTTATGTGCAATATAAATTCCATACCAATTACCTGCTGTTAAAGTCCATCCTGTACCTGTATTCGCAGGGTGTATTAAGAACTCATTTAAAGCACCATCTCTACCCCAACCGAAGTACAGTTTGCCTGTAGCGTCTGTTCTTAAATAAATGTTATCGTCCGTACTTCCTGCACCTTCACCTAAGTTCCAAATGTGTTGGTTAGATGAATTTTTGTCTGAACTAAATACAATCGCAGTAGCCCAAGGTTTACCTACAGTATACCCCGAAGTAGTTGGAGCGGATACCGTTACAGAAGTACCACCCATATAGATAGCATTTCTGTTTGTATCAGGATTCACCTGTTGCATTCTTTCGTTACCTCCACTAAAGTCAATAGCCCTTGTCCAAGCAGTAGCGCTTGTTGATGCAGCGGGTAAAGCGTGTTCACTTATGCCCGACGTAGAAATGTCAACCTGAGTATCAACAGCAGCGATTACTATAGTTTTAGATTCTGTTACAACCGTATCGTAAGTAGAAGTGTAAGTCCAAGAACCTCCATTAGCAGCCGTAGCCTCTGTATCCTTATTTGCAGAAGACAGATTGTAATTCGCTTCAAGAACACCTCCATCATTAGAAAGATAAAAGTCGTAACCCAAGTTGCTTGAGTAAGCGTGTGTAACTGCGCTATTTTCTGCCCCGTTTACAAGACGAGCAACTTTAACTTGGCTTGATGAAACGTATTCAAATCTAAAACCATTTGTAAAGTCTCCGTTACCAATAGTTCCCCATCCGCTTGATAGGTTACTTGCAAAGCCCACAAATACTTTGTCTCCTGACGCTTGTAGAGCGGGGAGAATGTTTGTAGTAACATACGAGTCTGTCATCTTAAATCTGTACCCATCTTGAACCGTGTCATCTACGGAAACCGCAGAACCATTATCAAGAGTGTCAGAGTCAACCAATGTAGCGCTGCCCGATATATGTGTGAATCCGCTAATCGGCGTAGCAGGTGCTGTTAAGTTATTGACAGTAAAAGTCAAAGTACCAACACTACTCCCGTAGTCGTTAGCCTTTGTTACTGTAATACTATAAACATCCGTAGGATTGCTTGTTGTATCTCCACTAACATCAGGAGCAGTACCCTGAAGATATCCTGTAGTAGAGTTAAACGCTAACCCCGCAGGAATGTTTGTTAAACTATAAGTAGCAACATCTCCTAAAGGTACAATTTGTAAGTTTACAGTTGCGCCCTCATCCACAGTAACAGACTGATTGAATTGAGATGGTACATATTCTGCATCGTCTCCCGTAGATATTTCATTATATGTAATACCCGCAGGTGGCGTTGGCGCTGAGTTTGCATCTACAGCACCATATGTATTTGGTTTGTACCAAGTATTTATAGACGGTAATTCGTCAATCCAAGTGTGCTGAGTTGCAAATCCCGAACCCGATGAGGCAGTACCGTAAAGTTCATCTACGCTTTCTGCATCGGACTGATTATCAAACAATGGGTATGTATACTCACCATCAGGAGACTCAATGTAGTACCAAGTAAATGAAGCACCAAGAACCTCTTCGTTTACAGTTGCGTTGCGAATACCGTTTAGTTCGTTAGCCAAAGGCATAATAGCAATCATTCTCAAGTCAGTACCTGTGGCTACAGCAGTAGCAGTACGACCAATGACTTCAAATGTTCCGTCTGTTTTCTCGTATGCAATATATCCACGACGGTCTTGGTCTAAACCTAATCTAAATGTTTCCTTAGTCTGAGGAGAGTTGTTAAAACCTGACTCAACAACCTTTCCGTATCCGTTGTCTGACGAGTCTGCAAACAAAAATGGACTGTTTTTTAGTCTAAGGTAAAGCATAGACTTAACAGCATTACCCGCAACATCAACATCTAAGTCTGCTACATCGTATGTAGTTTCATCAAATAGCCCAACGTAAATACCCTGACCTGCAGACCAATCGCCTTGGTCTTGAGAAAACTCAAAGTATTCACCTGCTTCGCTAATTGTTTGATTTGAGTAAATACCATTAGATGTATCGAAGTTTCCTTGCTCTCTCGTAGAAGTGTACCCTAATGTAGCGCCTGAGCCTGTTTCTGTAATTCTGTCTCCATACACTGTAAATGTAGCAGAAGATGAGGTGGTAGTAGTTGAGGTGATTGTAGTACCTGTATCTGAGCCGATAGCACTTCCCGACAAAACTTCATTAAGCCTGTCTACACAGGCAGAAACTGTATTGAAACCTGTTACAGCCCCATCGTTTACAGAAACATTGTAGTGTCTTATATCCGTATAAATGCTTTTGTTTCCTCGTACAGTTTTAACATCTATAGTTCCGCTATCATTCGCAGACGCAACTAAAGAATTAACAGCGTGAATATCTCCATTGCTGAACAAGACCGTTGTATTTGTTGAGTCTCTTTGAGCGTCTAACAAGTCCAATTGGCTAAATGCAAAAGTACCTGTATTTGATACAACGTTTGCATTAAGTGTAATATAATCAGCCGCTGCAGACGGAGAGTCAAAATCATTTCCATCTTTATCTTGAAACGATGTATAAGGAATGCTGTAAAATTCATATACAGTAGTTCCTTCTTCTACGCTTCGTATATCGTTAATAACGTCAATGTTGTTGTCGTTGTCCTCATTGATTTGAGCAGATAAACAAGAGTTCCAATATACAGGGTTTGTAGACCCAATAAATGTAATACAGTTTCCTGCTTCGTTACGTGTTACTCTAATAGCCATTATTTAGAAATTGTTACAAGCATTGATAAAGGTTGAATAAGCACAGGGTTATCTGCTTTAATAACAGGTAGTGCGATTGCATTAACATCTTCATTAGAAGCAAGATACGCCGTTGAGGTTACACGCTGTAGTTTACTAACACCTACTGTTCCCTGACCAAAGAATGCAGTACCTCCTTGAAGGAAAAACTCAAATGTAATAGCATCAGTGTTGTCTCGTGTAGCCCACCATAGCCCTGTATCTACAGTGGTGTTTTGAATCTGTGGGATGATATTGTAGTCAAAACGAACAGACACTAAGTCTCCTACAGATAGTCCATCCAAAGCGATAGTTCCTGTGTCTGTAATCTGATTACCCGTCATAGACGAAGAAGACCACCCGTCAAAAGTATAGTTGATAAGGGTTGTTGTTTTACCCGCAGGTAAGTGGTCACCACCAAACATACCGTATCCCTGCCAATTTGGGTTAGGCGTAGGGTCAGACCAATAAGGAGTGTCAACTGCTTGGTGAACAGTATTGCTCAATCCAAATCGAAGATAATCCCCATTGTCTGCGTTAGCCTGTGTGTAAGCGACTTGGTTTGTTGAATCCCAAACGTATCCCGTTAGGTCAGACTTCGCTTGGAAGCCACCTGTAAATTCGTACCCCGAAGCGTTAACAACCATTTCGAGGTCAGCCTTTTTGGTAGTACCTGAAGCAGCCTGTGTAGTGTCGTTGGTATCAACAACGGGCAGGAACATACCTGAACCGTCTACGTTCCCTACGTTTGATAATTGTGAAATCTTAGTATTAGCCATATTATAGGTTTTCTCTAATTAAGTTATCGCCGTCTTCCTCTACTATGGGTTGACCGTCCTCTGTAGTCAAAAAACTAACATAGAGGTTTTGGTTGCCCATCTCGGTCATATACTGTAGACCGAATGTAACCCCCAACAGCATTACTTAATATATGCTAACAACTTACCTGTGCCGACTGATACGTTTGTGATGTTACCATAGATAATCATCCCTTGTTGCAAGTCTTCTCCGTTTAGGTCGTCACCTGTCGCTGTGGTTAATACTGTGTTCGTTGTGTTTGATATGCAGTATACAGCACAATACGTTTCACCTGCAGGTTTAGAAAACGTGTTATCTACAACACGGAATCCGTCCTGAGCAAAAGTCTGTCTGCGGTATTCTGATGGGTTCTGTAGGTTAGCCATTATAGTCTATTTAGTGATGATAAGAAATCGTCGTCATCGTCGCTTTGCAACTCGCCTCTCTCGCCTTTGCGTTGAGAGATTAATTTAGACTGCTCTGTAGCCTGTTTTTTCACACGCTCGTCCTTGCGGTCTTCCTGCATAGTCTGAACCTCTTTTTTCATACTTGCACTCGCCTGAGCAATCTGTTGTGCGTTAGCACCTCTGATTTTTTCGAGTTCAAGTTTAAATTGGTATTCCATCTGCATACGTTGCATTTCAAGTTGAGCCTCCATTTGCTTTTTCTGCATATCAAATTGAGCCTGAGTCTGAGCCACCTGCATATCTGCTTGTGCCTTAGCCGCTGTAGCCTGTTGTGCTGCTTGACTCTGCATCTGAGAGTTTTGAGCCGCCATATCTTGAATACGCTTGATGCGTTTAGCACGACGTACAATTAACAAGCGTTCTGCTTGGTCAATGTCTTTTAGTCTGCGAATTGCAATAGCATCTTCGATGTCAATTTCTTTTTGAGCCAACGCCTGTTGAATGTTAGCCTCCAAGTAAGCCTTGTCTGCGTCATCCATTTCAGTTGTAACGATAATACCAAAGTTGTACATAGGTAGTTTCTTAAACTCCTTTAATGTATCCATTGCGCTATTACCTACAGCCTTTTCGTAGGTTTTGTATAGGATGGAGTCGCTTGGTAGAATCTGTAAACACTTAATCACATCCTCGACTACACGCTTGTAAAGAACAAGTGATGCGTGAGTAATGTCGTATAAGGCGTTATTCGCTGCTGACGCTTGTTGATTACGTACCCCGACCAAAGCATCGCTCTTAGGGGTAGAGCCATCAATAGCCTCGTTAACACCTGTTGCATCTCGAATCATACGAAGATAGTGGTTGTACAGACCAATCAATTCGTTGATGTTTCGAATGGTGTTATTAATTTCTCGAATAGGTGGGTTTTGGAAACCGCCTTCAGGATTCTTAGAGCGGTAGTACATTACACCTGTTTGCTCGTAGATATCCTGTAAATCAAGAGGAGAAAGTTCACCACCTGCACCCAACTGTACATTGTCAAGACCCTCGATGTCAATCATAATACCGTCAGGCTTAGCCTTAGCAACGGCTTGTTGAATCTTCAAGTGTGTAATCTGTAGTTGGTCTGCAAACCCAATGATGCTCGTTACCATAGACTTCGGCATCATACGACGCAAGTTGGTAGCCACGATAGAGTAAGATAGCGTTGTGCGAGATAAGTCGTGGATGTTACGAGGTTGGTTATGCTTCTTACCATAGTTCAATAGTAAGTTAGCGCCGCTTACGTACAAACCGCCGTACAGACACATAGTCTTCATAAAGACAGGGTTGCGGTCATAAACAGACTGAGTAGGCATCTTGTACTCCTCACCTTTAAAGTAGAAGCCCATATTACCGTACTTAGACATTTTCTCCTCATAGATTTGCTCGTCGAGTCCGATGAACTCAAAGTCAAGCACTTCTAATGAGTATTCGTCATAACCGTATACTTGACGACCCGTGCGTTGGTCGTAATAATTCTTGCTTAGTTTACTTGCGTCGTTACCCCACTTGTTTTTAATTTGTGAAGCCACCTTGCTCCATTGCTCTTCATTTAGTTCGTTACCTGCAATACGCTTTAGTTCGTGGATTGTCATACGACGAATCTCACCTGCGTATACCAAGTCCTTCATAAACGGGTCTTCCGTGTAAGAGTGGATAAGGTGCGACGGGTCAACATAGCGCTCAACGATACCGTGGTTCGGGTCGTTCTCACGCTTGACAGCAGCCATACCTGTAACAACTAAATCCTCGACAGCACGACGGAATGTAGAGTCGTTAAAGTCGTTCCATTCAAGTGTTAGGTTTGCTGCAATCTGTGCTGCAATCTCCGCAGCCACTTTGATGTTCGCATCCATAAAGATTTCTGCCTCTTCGGGAGTATCAGGGAGTGCGTCAACATCGTCTTTAAGAGAAACACCCAAGCCCTGCATTTCTTTCAAGAAGTCTTTGTTCTCGATAGCGGCGCGTGTACGTGCTTTCTTCATTTCTTTTTCTCCGCGAGATAGCGGGTCGATAGCCTCTACGTTAGGGTAAGGCTTACGAGATAGAATCTTGTTAACTACGATTTTTACGAACTTAGGTACAATAGGTACGGGAGTCCAATCCAAGTTCAACAGCGTACCCTGACCACCGTTGGGGTCAAGACTGTTTAGGATTTGTTTGTAGATTTGAGTAGACTGCGTACCCTGAGCATAGTCACGAGCGCGTTCAAACTCCTTTAATCGTTTCTGATAAAGTGACGTGGTGGATTCTGTTCCACCCCATTGTCCCATAATAGCCTTAGCGTAGGCTGCACCGTACCCCTTTGACATTTTTTCAGCGGCTTTCGCTGTTGGGTCGGGGAAATTACCATAGTTCTTATTCATTTCGCACAAGATTATCTATTGTGCAAAGATAAGAAAAATTCCCTAAGCGTTAGGCTTGTAACGTCTGAAGAACTTTTTGTCAGAAAAGTCAGCCTGTTTTACTTTTTTGGGTTTAATTTGTGCCGCGAGTAAACAGAGTCCTGAACTAATTGATAAATCGTATTTGGTACGATTGTCTATACGGAAGCCAATCCAATCCTCTAAGGTTCTGTCGAGGTACATTCTACCCATTTCCCCTGTGTCCATATTCTCTCCCACATAATTATGTATATAGGATTCAATAGCCATAGCGTGAGCCTGAATTACTTCAGCCGAGTTAGAGGGGATACCCTTGGTTTTAGACTTACTTGCCGCCCCACCTAAGTGTGCGGGTCTGTCTAATAGATACTCGAGGTAGCCTCGCTCCTCAAAATAACGTGCAATACCGTACTTGTTGTTCTCTATAAGAATAGGATAGCCGAAGTACACAGCCGCCATTAATACATCCTCGTAGAATATCTTAGCCATCGGTGGGCGTGAACAATACTCCGCAATAAACACATTACTTACATCGTTCATACTAAACTTGTTGTAGAAATGACAAGCGCCTTTCGAGCCTCGTCCATCTACTGTAGCATCGAGGTCATAACTATCGACCCCGCCAACACCCTTGTTTCCGTGTGGTGCTGTCCAATGCCCGTTGCGGTGTTTTACCTTTACGTTTCTGTCGTCGTGCTTTGGCTGCCACGCTACTACCCAACGCCCCTGTGGGTCGGGCACAAACTCTACCTCTGTATCCAATTGTCCGCCCTTCCATTGGAAGTTACCTGTTACGGTTGGCTTGGGGTACATTAGGTCGTTATGCTCCTTCTGCTCGTATATCTTACCAAGGTTAAACAGACTACTTTCTACAGAGTCACGGAACGCTTCTTCTGCAGAGTAGGGGAACTGACGCACAACCTCGTTGAGTTCGTTAGCGTCATCCTTTAGGGCTTTACGTTCGTTGTTTAGATACGTACGTGCCCCCATCATAATCATCTCCCCATCCAAGGTTTCCATAGGCTTTGCAGGGTCTTCGATGATTGGGTTTCCAAACTTGTCGAAGAATCCTTCAAGCGCTTCGTAGGCAGGGATGAATATGCGGTAAAGCATAGAGCGTGTACGACCATTGGCGTTACGTTCTTTTGGGTCTGAGTCATTCCATAAGTCTTTATACTGCTGACCACCTTTGTTCATAGGGTTTACCGTAGACCCGACCAAAGCCGTACCTACAATCTTACGCCCTACAATCAAACAGGTTCTGTTGATACGCCAAGCCTCACGGATATCCGAGGGCTTTTCCCACTTACCTGCTTCGTCGAGAAATAAGTAGTATAAACGCTCACCATCATAAGCATTGTTCACCGTGTTCTTCCAATTAATTACGGTGTCGAGTGCTTCGCCGACAGTTGCTGTTTTATTGTTCTTTGTGATTTTCTTTGCGGGTTCTCGGAAAGCCAACTCCATACGAGGGTTGGTTGAACCATCCTGAATAGGTTTGAAAAAGAATGGGAAGTGTTTATACATAGACACCACCTTTTTCATAAAGACGTTCTCCTGAGCATCCTTACCCGTCTTAGACATAATACCTAATACTTTGTCTTTCGCTATTGTACCCTCTGCTAACAGAGTAGCCACAGCCATATTGGTGTACCCTGAACGACGACACTTGGTAAACAACTGTCCAACGCACCTTGGGTCTACACGACACGCCTCAGCGTGAATAAAAAGTTTTCTTTGAAATGCTAAATAGTCTCCGTAGAATGAGCCATCAATTTTGACCCATTGGAGCATAAAGTAATGGTTTCCTGTGATATAAGTCGCTTCACCGTTAATGTACATCCAAACACCTTCGCGCCTACGCTTAAACTCCCTTTCGATATATGCACTATAGGTTTTTCTAAAGTTACTCGGCTGTTGCGCCCACTCATCCATAGAACGAATCCCCTTGAGTGCTTCGGGGACACTTTGACGCACCCAATGCTGCTCAGACCTATGTAAATCGGAGAACAAAATCTCAGCATCATCAGGTTGTACAGGAAGTTGGATATACAGACCCTCCAATTCAATGATGTCCCCCATTGAATCGTTAGGGCATATATTAATGATTTCTTCTTCGTATCCATCTATTTGTTTAAGTCCCGCCATTAGTGTACGATTTACAAATATATGTTTAATTTTTTACTTAAATACTTAAACAGAAGTCTCAGGAGTGACAAAATGTTAAAATATGGGCATTACTTGCTAAATCGTTCAGCAAATCCACCCGAGAAATCTTGCTTCTCTTCTATCTCCCCTGTCTCTTGTGCATTTTTTATCATTTGCTCTATCTCTTGTCGCATTACCAACATATCCTTAGCATCTGATGTAGCCTGTTTAATTGATGCAAGTTCCGCCTTACGACCTGAGCCGTTTAGTTCAGAGTCAACAGGTTTCTTGATTTCCTCAATCATGTTGTTGATAGCAATCTCTGTTGATTCCAATAGGCGTATTGCAGCCTCTAATGTGAAGTTCTTATTTGACATAAGCCGCGTAAATAAAGTCAGGCTTCATACGGAACACCTGTGAGCCATCGGGCAGGGTAATTCTGTAGTCCGCATTCTGCTTATATATAACTAAGTCTCCAACCTCGATACCTGCTTCCTCTGTCCCTTCGCTCGGGTATAGTACAACAGCCTCGTTTTTAGTTTCAACCTTCTGAGTACCTAAGTATAAACCACTTGCAGATATAACCTCTTCCTCTACGTCAGGCACAGCCTCTAAGATTACCCAAGTTCCCAAAACGGTAACTGAACCGTCTTGATGGATAACCATATACGCCTGTCCCATAATTTCGGTTGGGTGGTATGCTACCAAGTAGCAGTCGTCCCCAAGACCAAACTTGTCAGGTTGTTGGTTGACGTGGTGGTGAAACACAAGCGTGTCCCCAATCTGTACTTTTTCAGGGATGTCCCACTTAGCGGGGATAGCCTTAATAGTACCATAAGAGATACGCCCCTCGAAATCATCAAAGCGCGTATCCTTAATCAAAGTTGTTCCGTCAGATAACTTAATATCGTCTTGGT